CATTTAACTTTAAATACCTATCTGTGGGATGAGATAAATCGGTGTGCCAAACCCACCAAAAATCACTAGGGTTCCTTCTTTTGACAATCACCATTGACGGTGTTGTACCCAAACCGTGACCAAAGCTGCTATCAACGCCAGTTGCAACGCCAGTAAAGGTTGCTATAGAAAACCCTGCGTCAGTATTCGCAGAAACTTGTGACGTAATGCTGCCATCAGTATTGCTGACCGCTGTGCCACCAGCTTTCCAGTTCCAAGCTACATAGTTTATGCCTGAATTGTTTGTGTCACCATTATAAGTTGTGAATGTAAACCCATCTGTATCAAATGTCCCAACACCCCTGTCTGTGTATTCTGCAAGCGTTTCATTAGAAAACAGGGTCTTGGTTCCACCACGGACACTATCATTCAATATGTGATTATACGCACCAGAAGACCGGCCTTTTATCCAAACAAAGTTTGGTTGAAAATTCACAGAGGACACGCTTCTTGGATTTGCCCCATCACCAGTATAAAGCACCGTATTGAAATGCTCAGACCCATCCACAATCGTAGGCGTTGGAAGATTGCTGGTCGCCAAGGCTAAAAAACCAGACGGCACCGGATGTTTGAAATCACCCACGCCGTTGGCATCTGTATTGCCGCCAGCGGTTGTTGCGCCAGCGAAGGTACTGTCTTGACCGAAGTTGGCTATAATTCTGCCAGAGTAAGATGTCGCTTGGTCAATAAATACTGCCGCAATAGCCTCATCTGCTATACTGGTATGCGTTGCATTTGTGGTTGTTCCAGCTTCAATCTCAGCAACTGTTGCTGAGTTATCCCAAATTCCGTTCAAGCCTGTCCACAAAGCATTAGCACTAGCGGAGTAGGCAAACATAAGTATATCACCAGCACCACCGCTATAGTTCTTTGTATATACGCCTGTGTTGCCAGTGCTTCCAATGTTTGCTGTTGCAGTAGCCACGCCAACATTAAAGTTTTGTGTGCCACCATCAACCCTATAAGCCTCAAAATAAAAGTTCTGAGACACAGCAAATGTTGAACGGGTCTTTTGTGTAACTGACCCAGTAGAACTACCAACCTTTAAGTTGCCCTCAGAAAAGTTAGATGTGCCTATATTGTCTAGTGGATTAAGCGTAGCAAAGTTATTCGTTGGACTATCCGGCACATAATCGTGCGCCGAAATATTATTGGCAGTCCAGTTGTTGCCGTTGCCGCTGGCATCGTTGGTGTTGCCGTTGAAATCGAGATGGAAACCGTTTGTGCCGTATGTGCCAGCGTAGGGAATTGGCCGCCAATAACCATCAATGGTTTCGCCAAAGTCAGTTGGGTCTAGGGCTTGACCGTCAATGAAGTAGATGTCGGACATATAGCCGTCAAATTCTAATGATGTTCCAACCCTATTAGCTATGTTATGCTCAATGGTTTGGCTGATAAAGCCATCATAATTTTGTGACGGATAGGTAGCCATCCATTCCAAAGGAAGATGTAGCAGAACGTCCAATATCTTGCTGTATTGAATTGTTTATATAATCATCTAAGTTTTGTGTTGGGTATGCAGCAGTGGCAAGAGATGTTTCTTGCACTCCATTAATATATAATTTTATTCTATCACTAGATGATGCCGCCGTTGTGTCAAAAGCAATTACAATGTGATACCAAGCAGAAGGGTCACGAAATACACGATTTGTTTGTATCTGATAATTTTGTGAAGATGTGTAGCTATAAAAAGTGAACTGGTCACCAAAGAAACCGGCAATAGTCCAGTTTACGTTATAGTTATCTGTGGTTGCCCCAAATAAATAATTTTGTGTTCCGCTGCCTACTTTGCCACGCTTAACCCAAGCACTCCAAGTCCAAGTCTTGCGGTTGCCAGAAGCGGCCGGTGTGCGATTTAGATATGCACTGCTTCCATCTTCAAAGCGCAAGCTATCTTCAATTTGATAACCAGCAACGCCGCTGCTATACGCCCATTGGCTTGACCCAAATGCTCCCGACATAATATCCCCCTATGCGAACGCTAGTTGCGGCGTGCCAAGCAAAATCTTGTCAGTTGCTTGCACAATATAAGGCACAATGTCAATTGCGTTAGCTGCGGTTGATAATGTCAGACCAGACCCGCCAGCCGTTAAATATTGTGAACCAAGCGACACTGTGCGCGATCCGGTTGCGTCTTGTATCAGCACTAAAAAGCCAGTTTGCCCCAGCGTTTCAGTTGTTGGATTATCCAAGGTCACATTTCCGGTCAAAGTCAGCACAAAATTTTGATAGGTGCTGAAATCTAACGTGATGTTGCCGGTGTTACTGGTATCTGTAAGCGTGCCAGCCACTGCAATGCCAGTGATGTTGATATCGATGTTGCCGGTAATGCTTGCAGTATCAGCAACTTGATCAAATCCAAATATGTCAATCCAAGCATCATCATTTGCGTTTCTGATCTTTAATTTATCGTTTCCGGTGTCATACCAAAGCTGATAGGCATATGTTGTGCTTGGTGCTGTTGCGCCGCTGTTCTGGCTTACAATAGCCGCCAACGCGCTGTTTATGTCTGCGCGGGTGTTTGGAAACGTCTGGTTGTCTATTGTGTAATCGTGCTGTGCCATTTAAAACCCCGTTGCAACGTAATCAAACAAACGATCAACCGGCGTGCCGCCACTGTTATAAAACGTGATCGTGAAACCCGTTGCTGATTTGCTAGTTATACCATAATAATCGCCAGACTGCATATCCCCGACCGAAATTGACACTGCCAACAGCGTTTTGAACGGCGTGGTAAAGGTGATTCCCTTTGCCCCTGCGCCGCTTTGAATGTCGTTGTCACTTTCTGTTCTGGTCGGCAATTTAATTTCTGCAACCAATTCTTCAATAGCTGGCGTTTCTTGGCTGTCAGATGACGTTAATTCAGCGCGGAACCGGAAACCGCGTGCGGTGTATGATCCAACAACAAATGGCCGATATGATGTCCAGACCGGTGACGCATTTGGGTCGGTTTGCGTGGTGCTGACATAAACATCAACGTCAGTGGTGGCCGATGCTGGCGTGCCGCCGTGATGTGAAATCTGCGAAATCTTCATTGTGGTGCCAGCTTGCCCCGTATAAACCGCGCCAAGATCAATCAAATTGGCAAAATCATATGTGCCAAGCGGTGCCACGTTGCCAAGGCCACCATCAAACAAGCCGGTTGCGTCATCAAAATTGCCAGCAACGCTATCAAACAGATTAGTCGTATCAAGCACCAGCTTATTGTCAACAACAACGCAATTTGTTTTTGTGCCAGCAAATGCGGTGTGTTCTGTCGCGCTATCGGCAAAGTTAAAACCTTGAATGCTTGAAACTAACGCAATGCTGCTATTTTCGTTCTGCGATACCTTGCCAAACTTATCGACCGCCTTGATCGAATATGTGCCGGTAAGGGCTGGCACTGTTATTGTATTAGCTGGGCGTGCAATCTTTTTGACCAGTGTGCGGCTGTTGTTAAATGTCGCGCCAGTGGTCAGCGGTGAATGCCGAACGATATAATGTGACAAGTCGCCATCTGGGATTGCTGTCCATTTCAAATCTGCTTGCTGCCCGACAATATTCACGCTGAAATCTGTAACGTCAGACGGGTCAACCGCTGTGCCAGTTACAAGATGCTGTTCATTAGTCCAAGGCGACTTTGCGCCAAGCGCGTTGATAGCCCTTGCGCGAATGTCATAAGTGCTGCCAGCTTGCACGTTGACCAACGTATAACGACTGCCGCTGCCGATGCCCAATGAAGTGAATGTGCTGTCTGTTGATAGCTTTGCTTCGACTTCAAACTGTCTTGCATAAATTGATGTTGATGAAACAGTGCCAACCAAAACCGAAACAGATTGTTGATTGTATGTTTGCAAATCGTCAGACGCCACAAGTGTCGGTGCCGGTACGTTAAACGGGTTTGGCAAATTAGTGTTGTCTTGCGCGAAATCTTTTTCTTCAGCGTTCCAATCGTAAACCGCGCTGTTTGTTTCAGTCAGTTCACAGTCAACCGTAACTTCGGCTGTGCCAAAGTTTAGTTTCCAGCTTACAATTTCAAACACTTTTTGCGTAAAGCCAAGCCGCGCATTAGTAATCATCACAGTGTCGCCGATTTGAAACTGAAACGCATTCATCTTGAATTTTGCACGCAAGCTAATTTCTTGCCGGTTCTTATATAGGATTTGCTTTGCAATGCGCTGTGCGCGTGCTGCGTTGTCGGTAAACGGCAGATCAAGGTTCAAATATCTGCGTTCGCCGTTGTCTTCGGTTTCAAATGTTGTGCTAGTGATCGCAGGATAGTCTGTGGCTTGATAGTCGCTGGCTGGGCTAACAAACTGCCCTTTGATCGCGTTGAAGCTGTCACGCGCCGAAATAGCGGTGCTAACGGTCAAACCAGATGCAAGGTCGTTTTCATCAAGCGTCACTGTTGGCGTTACATACGCACCCGCACGCAACGACCATTTGCCGTTGCTGTAATAAAGCGAACCGTTCAACGCTGTCAGCATTTGTTCAAGATTGCTGCGCGGTGTGTTCTGCGTATCAACAACGCCGTTGAATGTGTAACGATCCTGCGTGCCGCCACCGGTCAAGGTCACGCTTTCTTCACAGACGTTTGCCGCAGCAATAAAGCTGGCATCATCTATTTCCGCTGCCGTTGCGCCAAGACCATAAACTGTATCTGTTAAATAATCGCGAATGACCAAAGCTGGGTTTTCGCTCCAAACAGTTGTGGTTGTGCGTGGGTCGTATATCTTGCGACCTTTGACCTTTGCGCTGATATTCGGCAAGCCTTGTTCAAAAGCGTCAGGATCAAATTCAAGCCGCGCATATAAATAACCTTGATCGGTCAATGTGTGATCGCTTGTCCAGTTTGAAAGCGCAAGCAATGGTGCTGGTATGTTTCCAGCATTGCCGACAGTCACCGGATAAATATCAGCTAGGCCATCATATTTTGACGGGCTGGTGACGTTGTTGCCGGATAGCGTTAAAGCCTCATCATTAAAATATACTGTGCTAAATTGCTCTAGTTCGTGCGCCGCCAGAACAATAACCAAATGCAAATATTGATCGTTATCGCTTGCTTCGATGAAAGCATATGTGCCGCCAACGCGGGTTTCGCCATAGATCAGCTTGCGCGTGGCGTTGGATGATCTGGCCGTTACAGTCTTTGATTGATCGATGCCGCCATTGCCACCGCCGCCGATGTTTGGTTGCTTTGGCTTTGGCGCAAGTGCCTGTGACGCGGCAGTTAGTGCAAGATTAACCGCAAACGTGCCAGCAAGATATGTCATCGTAATGGCTGTGCCAGCAATGTAAGCTGAACCGGCTGTCGCGGCTGTCGCAACTAATGCTGGAATAATTGCCTGTGGCATATTACACCTTCCACGCTTTCTTTGCCGCGTCTAACGGCAGGAAAATCAAACCATCTTTGCCCATTGCGGCAACCTTATCACCGATCACCAATGATAGCGCATCACCTAGCGGCGTGTCTATTAGCGCAACATCGCCCCGCTGTGCTTTCATCGGGTCTATTTCGGCCAACCTAGCCCCGACACTGGCTGCAAGATCGCCCGCGCCTATCTTTAGCAACGCCTTTGCAGAACCCGCTGCGGAGCGATATTTGCCGATGAAATCATCAAAGCGTGATGACCCGCAAATAGCTTTCTCAGCGTACAAGCAAAACAAGGCGCAATCGGCCTTGCCCCATTCAAACTTTTTGTGCCGCCATTCTTCGATATGATCGTTCAATCGGGTCGGCCAATCTACTAACCGCCCCATTTTATAGATGCCTCTTGCAAAGAATTGACAAATTCAAAACCTTTATCATCAGCATCAAGGGCTTTTTGATCTTCGCTAGTCCAGCGGCGCAAGCGTGGCCGTTCCAGATCAATCAACCGGCTTTCGGCAGTCATTGTGACTGTGCAGCTATCACCATCTTCAGTGATACTCATCACATCCATACGGCCAGAAAACACCTTATAGCTGCTAACTGTGCCGCTAGTTATCGCCCCGATATAAATGTTGGCGATCCGATATTGATAGTTTTCCGATAAAGCTGTTGACAAGATGCTTGCGGAAATTCCGGTCAGCGTCATTGAAATGCCTTTTGCGCCAATCTCCGCAGTTTCTTCAATTGCGGAAACCCGTATCAGTTCACCGCCGCCAGTATAAGTCTCGCCGCCAATGGTCAAATTGCCGTAACCGTTCCAGACGCGCAAAGTGCCACTGTCAAACTCAAGTTCAGCCGCCAGAAAGCCGGTAAAGCTATCGGTCGCAAATTCGGATGGTACACCGCTGCGCGTCATAGTGCTTCAACCGCTGCAAAGCTGATTGAATAAAAACCAGCGTTGTTGATTGTCCAAGTCGCGTCATTTGTTGCCAGCCGGAACAAGCCTTTTGCGTTACTAACGACCACGCCAGCATCATCTGCCGGTGATGACCGCAAATCCGGCCACAAGTTCAGCGTAGCTTCACCGCTGGCGTTTGTGTCAACATCTTCTAGCACCTTATAAAGCCGCGCAGTTGATCCGCTGCCTAGTTGGATATAGTCGCCAGCCAAAAGATAACCCGTTGCCGATACTGGCAAACCGTCAATGGCAAGTTCGTTACCGGTCTGGCTTGCACCATTAACGACCGGTGTACCGGCTGCCGATGCCGCTGATCCGCGTGGCGTTGCCGCATTAGGGTCGCCCAGCAAGAACGTGCCAAACTGACCGCGCAACCGCAAAAGAAAGCTGTTCCAATATTCGCTGTCAGAACGCTTAACAGGCGGGATGCGGATCGTGGCCGACCAGCGTGCGCCAGCGTGCCGAACAACTTGCTGTGCTAGTGTGAATGGGCTTTCGCTAATTGAAACAACATCAGTTGCGGTTATTTCAACGCTGGTAACGCCGGTCTGTGTCGGAAATGTAAGTGGATAACTTTCAGCCATAACTATGCCCCAAATGCGCTGGCGAATGAACCGCCACGCCGCCTTGCCTCAAGCACCGCCGATTTTGATGCTTCTTGTATCTGCGGCAACATACCCATCACTTCAGCGCGTACCGTTTGCGAAACGCCAGCCGATAGGTTGATGGTCTGGTGAACAGTAACACCGCCGCCAGCACCGCTTGGAACAACAGTGCCAGAAACGCCATCCGGCACAAACAGTTCTGCGCCTTTTTCACCGACCACAGAAACCTTGTTGCGTGGTGGTCTGCCGCCATTTGCAAAGAACCCGCCAAAAAACTTTCCAACGCTTGCAGCAATACCAGTGCCACCACCGCCACCCATTGCAGACGCCAAAGGCGCAGTGATGCTTTGCTGAATTTGGATGCGGATCAGATCGCTAATAATAGACCGCGCCATTGACTTGAACGCATCTTTCGCGCTGGCGGTTCCCATAGTTACATCAACAAGCGCATCTTCTAGCGACTTGATCCCACGCACCGCTGCGCTTTCCATATTTTTTTGAAGGTCTCTTGCACTGTCAGCCAAATCCATCAATTGCTTGCGATAGGTCTTGCCGGTTTCGTTCCCTGCGTTCTGTGCATTGTTCAATTCGTTTGTGGCATCTTTTGTGCTGTTTATTGCATCGCGCAAATCTTGAAAAAAGCCAGCCGTCACAAATGAATATGTGCCAACCCTTTGGATTGATTTCAACGCATCATTATCAATAACGCGGCCAAGTGCTTTCGCCGCATCAATAATAAAATTTAGACCGCGAACAACACGATTGACAAAACCTTGAATGGAAATGCTAATGCGTTCTGCCATATTGACAACAGACAAAGCCAACGCTTTAGCAAAGTTCTGCATTCCACCGGCTGTTTCAATTGCTTTGACCAATTTATCGCGGATCAAGTCAACAATCACGCGGAAAGCTGGCGCAAGACCAGCCGTTATTTGATCTGCAACGCCCTTAAACATCACGCCAAGTTTCATCATCGCGTCATTGGCTTCTTCAACACCCTTGACCGAACTTGACGACAGTATAAAGCCAAGGCCTTCAGCGTCTTGGAACATCTTTTGCAAGGCTGCGCTGCCGCCTTCCAGCGTGTTTACAAACGCCACGCCTTCGCTATCGAACAGCTTAAACGCCAGACGCACTTTATCGCCGCTGCTTTGCACGTCATCAAACGCATCAGCAAGCGCAAGCATTTGCTTATCAAGTGGTTGTTTGGCTAGTTCTTTGGCGTTCAGACCAAGTTCTTTCAACGCATCTTTAGCTTCGCCAGTGCCGTTTGCAGCTTCAGACAAACGCCGCGTAAACCGCTGCACCGCCATATCAACTGTGCGCGTTTCAACGCCAGCCAGATTAGACGCATATCGCAGCTTTTGTAATGCTTGACTGGTGACACCCAGCTTTTGCGCGGTCTTGCCCAGCGTGTCGATGCTTTGCAGTGATGATTTGATCAGCAAGCCAATACCAGCCGCACCAGCAACGGCAGTCAGCCCGACCTTGAAGTTGAATAGTGCTTTGCGAACAAGCCCCAGCGATTGGTTTAATTTGCGAAAAGTGCCGCGAGTTAGGTCTTTCGCTGTGATCGTGAAATTAAGATTTTGATTTGCCATCTTCGATCACCTTAAAATATGCGAACCATTCGTTCAGTTCTGTCAGCGTCAATTCTTCAATTTCGGCTTGTGTCTTGTGAAGGCGATCCGCTAGGGCTAGCATATTTAGCCTTAACGGGTCGCCCTTTAGTTTTTTTCCGCATCCCCAACGCTTTCAACATCGCCAAACATCTGCCCAGCAATATCAGCAATCAAGGCCACGCTATCACCCATCAAAAACATTTTATCTTCAATGGTAAACAATCGTTTGCCATCGGCATCTTCAGCTTTGGTAATAATCAGATCAACCATTCCGCTGATCGTCATATTGTTCAGAAAGTCTTTGTGCTTTCTTTGCAGCTTATCAATGTCGCCAGCGGTAATTGAGCCAGAATAGATAACTAAAGGCTGATTATCTTCGCCCCACTCATCAACTTTAATCACTTTACGATCACGCTGTCTGCGTGCCGCTATCTGTTCTCCCAAACCCATTTTTTACCCCTTAAACGGTTGTTTCAGTTAGGCCACCAGTGCCTTGCAGCGAATAGGTGGCGGTGTTAATTCCATCAGATGTTACACCGATTGACCGGCTTGTGACAATCGCTGAACCAGTCAGTTGATGATCGCCGCTAGTGTTGCCTTCCATCTGCAACTTCAATGTTACGCTATCGCCAGCGGTTACTGCTTGCTGTGCTGTGTCGGTATCGTCAAAATAGGTTTCAACAGTTGCTGTGAAATCTGTGAAGCTGGCTTTGTATGTCTTTGAAGTGTCGCCCATCACTGTGTCTTCAATTGTGTCGGCAGTTTCATCAACCGAAAAGCTAATCACTTCAGCCATTACGTCTGTGCCGATTAGAACGACACCATCGTTTCCTTTAAAAGTCGCCATCGTTATATCTCCTAAACGGCAGTTTCAACGTCATTTTCTTTGGTGCGGTATTGCACCAAAAGAGTAAACCGACCAACGGCCACCGGCTGTTCACCGTCACCCGAATAGTCAGCTTCAAACCCGATAACCTGTGCATCTTTTGCCAAGCCACCAAGGGTTACATCAGCGGCAATGGCTTCTTCAACCTCAACCGCAATTCCATCCAGCGCATTATCATAATTCGCTGTGCCAATTACATATGCT